TTATGCTGCAACTATGAAAATTACTGCTGAAGGTCAGAAAGAAGGTTTATCTGATGCTGTGATTAAACAGCAAGTCGCAGATATGACAACTCTAATCAATCGCCAGTATGATTTATCTGATGCCAAGAAAGCAGATAGAGTTGCGGATAAACAGGCTAGAGCAGATGCCACTGCATGGCGTAAAGAAGATGCTGAGTTCCAATCACTTGCTAAATCGTTGGTAAAAGGAACGAATACTACTCAAGAAGAGTATGACCGTCGAAAAGGTATCATTGACCGTCACGTTGCGGCAGTCGGTTCAACCGATACTCAGGCTGCTCAGGCTTACATTGATTTGGAAGTATGGAAAACATCTGAGTTAGACAAAGAGTTAAAAACTCGTGAAGCAGTCTTAAAACAACTTCAAGATGCTCAAGACACTCAGTTTGGTAAGACTAACCCTGTTGGTCAGGAAAACGATTTATTCAAAGAGAATCAGGCTAAACTGCAACAACTCTGGTTGGATAATCAACTGTCACAACAGACAAATCATGATCAGAAACTTATCGATGAAGAAATTCGTATCAATGCTCTGATGGAGCGTGAGGCAAAACGTCACACCGATAAGTTAGATAAGATAGCAAATGAGCAGAAAGCGACTGAGTTACAGACTTATGCTGATTTTACCGGTTCACTGGGTAATGTTTTTAACCAATTGCAACAAGCAGCTGAAGACGGTAGCAAAGAAGCTCAAATTTTATTCTATATTAACCGAGCGATTGCACTTGCTGAAACCATCATTAACACTGAATTAGGTGCTACAAAAGCACTCGGTCAGATGGGTATTTTTGGTATTCCGTCGTCAACACTCATTAGAGCTACAGGTTATGCTTCAGCAGGTATCATTGCAGGAACCACATTTGCAGGTGCTTATGATGCAGGTGGTTATATCCCGTCAGGAAGCTCAGGTATCGTTTCTGAGTATGCTGATGAGTTAGTCAATGGTACATTAGTGCAAGGTCCAGCACACGTCACCAGCAGCGATAAGACCGCACAGAAGATGGGAACTACACTCAATGTGCAGGTTGCCAATCAGATTGATGGTGCGACCTATGACGTGCAGCAGATTGATGAAGAAACGGTTAAAATTATCGCTCGTCGTGAACTGAGCAAAAACATTGATAAAAGTGTTGCTAGCGTCATGAGTAATCCAAACTCAAGAACCCGAAAAGCAACCAGTAGTTCATATAGTCTTAAAAGGAAATTCTAATGGCAACGAAAGGTGATATCAGCACATTAGATGTTCTCATGTTCGGGAATAAGCCAATGATACCGCTTGTTTCCGGTTTTACTCGTGCGAAATCATCAGGTGTGATCAGAGATGGTGTATCTGTTGGTTCAACACGACAAAGACGGAAATACTATGGGACACCTCATACTTGTGGTGTCACCTTTCGACTAGAAAGTGACCATCAGAAAGACTTCATGCGTAATTTTATTGAACGTAATGAAGGTCGGTACTTTATTGTCCACATGGAAGCAGATAGACCGCTGATAGAACCTTATGTGGTTCAGGCTGTCGATGAGTGGTCTGAAAGCTCCATTGATATCGAAGGGTCTAGTATCTCAACCACTTTTGAGGTGGTCAGTGTCCGTGACAGAGACCTTGATAATGCTATCTTTCCATTATATCAATTTTACGGTCATGAACTCGGATATGCTATTTCACTCTATTATGACTTGACTAAATGGATGCCTGTATGACCGATGATGAAATTTTAGCGATTTATGCAAGCGCACCTGTTGATACAACCGATATGGAAGTGATTGAATTATCCGCCAGTTGGTTTAGTCAACCTTATTACATGCAACGCACAATTGAAGATGATATCGAGGTGGTATTAGAAACCAACGAAACGGTGGTTGCACAATATGTCCCGCTGTCACTTGGTAAATCGAGCAGTACCGCAGACCTAACTTATGAACGAACAATCGTTGTAGGTTGGGTGAACGACATCATTGCTACCGAAAAAGAAAACTATGACCCCGCTGTTCATGGTGATGAATTACCATCTTTTACCAGTCGATTTTACATTTACTATCGTGACGGAACTATCTCGTCAATAAAAGGTAGTCCGGTATCAATTCCAATTCGTAAGATGAGCAGCAAGGAAGAAGCAACCACATTCACAGTCTCAGCCAAACCTACCAACAGTCAGGCAACCGGTGAACTCGCTACACCATCGAGAATACCGATGTTACGAGGTTTCTTATGATGATCGGAAGACACTATGACCGTGAGAATTATAATTGCGCTCATTTTGTCGCTGATTGGTTTAAATCTCGTCTTGGTATTGAGATACCGACCGGAAATGTGTGGGAACTAAGTTTCGCAATATGGCTTAGGAAACACTTTACAGAGATATCTAAACCAGAAGAAAACTGTATCGTCTTGATGGATTTACACTCAGGCTCACGTCATATTGGTGTCTATTCTAATTTCGGTGTATATCATAACTATCAAGCAGGGTTTGCTTACGGGTCTGTCGTGCATTGGAGTACCGGGCAGATAAAACGAACTTACAAAAAGGTAACGTACTGGAAATGGTCACAATAAAATATTATCCAGATCCAATCACCGGTGAAGTCGAGATTGAGAATGTTCCTCGTGTCATTGATTTCTTGCGTCGATTCAAGACGAAAGAGGAATTACTTGATCTAAGATTCTTCATCGGAAATATCGGTGGTGATGAGATTGACCAGTCAAACACAGATTTCCTTTTTATCACGGATAAAACAATTGCCGTGACACGAGGTAGTCGTTTACCAAAAACTGGCTTAGAAACATGGATGTATTACGCGATTATTTTCGTTGCATCCACCGCTGTCAGTTATTACTTGGCAAGTCGTATCAACACACCGACAACCAGTTCTGAATCAACCAGCACATCATCTACAAACTCGTTGTCATCACCGACAAACTCTGCTCGTGTTGGTAAGCGTATCACTGACGCATTTGGTTTCATCCGTAAACACACACCAGATTTAGGTCAGGTGCCATATCGTATCGGTATTGACAACCAAGAATGTGAAATTCTGTTTCTTATCCTTGGCCGTGGTAGATATCTGACCGATATGAACAAATGGTATGACGGTGATACGCCGATGCAAAAAATACCAAATGCAGCAGTCAATAAATATGAACCTGGGACATGGCCTGGTAATGGTTCACCATCACAACAGATTGGTGACGTGATTGACCAGAAACTCGGTATTTATAAGGTACTGAATGACCTCAGTAGTGCTGAGTTATTGCCACCAAATGAATTAGATACATCTCTTGGTGCAAGATGGTCAATCACCTCAGATGGAACAACCGCAACACTGACAGCAACATACCTTCCTGATGGATTTGTCATTGAAGATAGTTTTACTGTTTTGAGTAACCTGACCCTGAAAGATTTTTTCTACTATGGTTCAGATAGTACCAAGACATTTTATGATGCTAGTGGGTCAACCTATACGTTTGATACACTTTTAGCCGGTGTTGATTTAGGTGATGCGGGTGCTCAAGAATATGAAATTGCCGATTTAACCGAAACTACGATTGTCATCAATATCCCTGAAGATGTTTCAACAGAGATTGCAGCGGCATGGTCTGCAATGTCAGGTGGATATATTGTACCTGAAACAGTTTTTACATTATCTAATAGTGGGTTAGGGAAAACCTATATCACTAGAGATAGTCGTGCAGACGATAGAACTTATTATGAATCATATTCAAATGGTTCACCATCTTACCCATATAGATTAACCACGACTGACCATACACCACTTGCGGCAATACCGTATTACGATTCTATCGGACCTGTCGATGTATCAGGTTATGATGAGGTGTTGTTGAACTTTGTGTCATCCAGTGGGTTCTATAAATATGTCAACAATAAAGCTAACACTGTATCAGCTGATGTTCAGGTTCAATTCGTAGAAACCGATTCTGATGGTGTTGAGACTGGAAACATCACACCGTACACATTCACGTATTCAAGCAATCCAAAGAACAAACGAAAATCAGTTTTTCAGACTAAACGATATACTGTCCCTTACGAGAACTGTTTGGTTTACTGTAAACGAACGACGGACAGGGATAACCGTGATAATGTCAGTAATATCGATAATATTGAATGGCGTGATATCTATGGATTTAACGAAAATCCTGTTGACATGGATTTGGGTAACATCACCACAGCACACGTTTTGATACCGAGTAATTCTCAATCACGATTGACGAAAGAACGTAAGCAAAACATGGACATTACTCGTTTAATTACTCAATACAATGGAAACGGTTCTTTCGGCGATACTGAGGCTTACGCTACCGATAATTTTGCACAAATACTCATTCATTTATCATTAGATAACAGGATTGGACGACAGACACTTGGTTCAATTAACGCCGATGGTTGGTTAGAAATCAGTGATGAGATCGAAAGCTATTTTGGCAGTACCGAGATGACTCGTTTCGGATTTGTATTCGACGATTATTCAACCACGTATCAAGACCATTTTCTCACTGTTGCAAATGTCGTAAGTTGCTATCCGTTTAGTCAGAATGCAGTCTATGACCTTGCGTTCGAGAAGAAACAGACTGAATCAGTAATGCAACTTACTTGTCGTAACAAACGCTCCGGAACCGAGGTAAGAGACCTTAATTTCGAGAAACAATACGATGGTGTTGAACTGAGTTACCGTAGCGGTGAAGACGGTGAAACTTACACAATTTATCTACCGGAAGACCGAAGTGCTGCAAATCCTGAAGTGATTGACTTCTCCGGTTGTATTACTTATGAGCAGGCATACAAGGTCGCATGGAGAAAGTATCAGAAACAAATCCACAGTCGAGAAACTATCACCATTGATGTTGATGAGTTCGGTCGCTGCATTATCCCAGGTAAACGATTGGATTCACCAGATGGAACACGTTTTGTTCGCCGCAAGGATGTTGAAGACGGGTATCGTGTATTTGACGGTGAGGTGGTGGAAGTAAACGGTCTTCAGGTCGAGCTATCTGAACCACTGGTGTTTACTGAGGGTGAAGACCACTACATAACCTTCACATCTGAATCTGGTGACTCGATGACACCGATTCTATGCACTCAGGTCGATGATTTCACTGTGTTGCTCTCACAGCTTCCAGAAGAAGCAATTTACGATGGATATGAGAAAGACCGGACTAAGTTTGTGTTCTGTTCTGAACAGCTGCAACAGTCGATCGCTATGATCCCTCAGACGATTGATTTCACACTTGAGGATGATGGTTCTGAGACTAACACTATTACTGGTATCAATTATTCAGACGAGTATTACGTCCACGACTTAGATTCAGTTTAGCCCCGTTATGGGGCTATTTTCTTAAACAGAGTGTTACTTAATTTACTCGCAACTCTCATCTTTATATTTGATTCTAAATAATCCGTCATCAGTAGATTCAACGAAATCAAAATGTTCAAATGCACCTAAACCGAGAAATAAATTCATTGCCATTTTCTCAGTTGGTGGTGTTGCAGTTGTTGCTATCCAAGCTAGAGTTAACATCTGACTCATGTTGACATTTTCTTTCATCCAATCATAATGCGCTCTACTTAATGCTTTATTGATTGCAGATTGTTTCACTGGTTCAGATAAATATATTTCAAACCCTTTTATATATGGATTTCCAGACGTATCTCGACACAATGCGTAACAACAGATACACCATTTTAACGGTGTCACCTCGATTGCCATTGCATCCATTCCTGTCACAGGTTTATGTTTACCAGCTAATGTGAATGGGTGAA